ACAATGCTTACGAAGGTGGTTATATAGACCATGTTATGAATGTGGCGAGAAACTCACTTCGTATGATGAAACTCTACAAAGAAGCTGGTGGAATTATAGATTTTACACAAGAAGAATTATTATTCGCTGCATTCCATCACGATTTAGGTAAACTTGGTGATAAGGGTAAACTACATTATTTAACTAATGATAGCGACTGGCATGTTAAGAATCGAGGAGAAACTTACAAAAGAAATACAGAGTTATCTTATTTAACACATACTGATAGAACATTTTTCTTACTTCAAAAGTATGGTATAACTTATGCAGAAAATGAATATTTTGGAATCAAACTTACTGATGGTATGTATGATGAAGATAACGTAAAATACTATAAAGTATTTGATGTATCAAAATATCTAAAAAGTAATATTCAATATATTCTTCATTGGGCAGACCATATGAGTACTACAATCGAAAGAGATATAGAACTTAAACAAAAATAACGTATGTGTGGAATCTTAGGAGGTAATCTCTTTAAGAACAACGATGACATGAAGAATGGACTTACTTCTATGATGCATCGTGGTACTGATGGGAATACTATAATATCATTTAAGAATAATATGAAGTTATCTCATAACCGATTATCTATTCAAGATTTATCAAAAGCAGCAGGCCAACCAATACCATCAGAAGATGAAAGATATTGGATTGCTTTCAATGGTGAATTATGGAAATCAACATTTAAAAAGTTTGATAAAAAACTTAGGTCAAAATATAATTTTACAACAGAAAAATCTGATACTGAGTTATTACTTTATATTCTAATTGATAATATAGATAATCTTGAGTCAATAATGAATGAAATAGAGGGAATGTTTTCATTTGCTTTATATGATAAAAAAGAAGATAAAACAATTCTTGGTAGAGATTTTATGGGTAGATTGCCTTTTTATTATTACTATGATAATATTGGTTTTGTATTTTCAAGTGAAGTAAAGGGATTAACTGAATCAATGGATGATTTAAAATATTTTCACATTGATAAAGGTTCTCGTTTTAATTCAAAATATAAAGCAGAGGAAAAGATAAAAATAGTTGAACCAGGTACTTTGATAACCTTTGAATCAGATAAAACATTAGAAGGATATAAAAAATCAGAAACAGTTTGGTTTGATTTTAAACCATCACCATTTGATAAAAAACACTTAACAGGATATTATCCAAGAACCGAAGAAGAGTTTAGTTTATATGAAAATGAAGATAAAGGAATTGATTACTATTCATCTGAATTTAAAAGATTATTAGAAGAAGCTGTTGATGATGAAATGATTGCAGATGTTCCTATTTGTACAATTCTTAGTGGAGGTATTGATAGTACTATTATCAGTTATATACTTTCTAAGAAACTAAAAAAACAAGGAAAACGATTAACTGCATATGTTGTTAATGTAAATAAGAGTAGAAAAACAAAAGTAAAAGATGATTTATACTACGCTACATTAGCTGCTAAATTATTTGATATTGATTTAAAAGTTATTAATTATGATGAAATTGATGTAAAAAGAAAATTAATACATTCAATATGGGCATCTGAAACTCATAAATGGACTCAAATATCTCCTGCAGTTATACAACTTGCATTAGCATGGCAAATAAGAAAAGATGGATTTAAAGTTGTATTTGGTGGAGAGGGAGCTGATGAAATATTTGCTTCATATGGTGATGTAAAAAGATTCTGTTGGCATAAACCAATTTGGTATCATCAAAAGAGAGTTAATTTGATTAATAACTTACATAAAAGTAATCTTATTAGAACAAATAAAGCAATGATGTATGGTGGTGAGGTAGAATTAAGAACTCCATTTATTAATAAAAAGGTTATTGATTTTGGATTAAGAATACCTACAAAATACAGAGATGATAAGGAAGGAACAGGTCAAAGAATGAAATATGTTCTAAGAAAGGCCTTTGAAAAAGAAATAGGTTCATTAGATACAGAACTCTTATGGAGACCAAAGAAAACATTCCAAGTTGGTGCACATAGTGATTTCTTAAAAAAACCTATTTGGAAAACGAAAATAGAAGATATATTTGAACAATTATTTATAGAAAAAAATGACAATATCGAAATACGAGAGTTGCTTGCTCAAGGACAAAGCGGACATAACCGAGGTAGTATTGCAGAGATTACCATCGATTAACATTTTAGGTGCATTTGAAAAACCAACTTTAGATAAAGATAAAGTAAAGGTACTTTCAGTTAAATTTAGTAAGGTTGGTAAAAAAACCTTTACTGATTATAAAAACTTAGAATGGGTAATATGTCGTTCTCATGGTATTGATAATGTTAATATTGAAGAAGCTAGAAAAAGAAACATAGGTATTGTTGCAACTGCACCAACTGCTAAACCATGTGCTAATTGGATTCATAGTAAAATTAAAGAAGATGATTCTGTATTAATTTTTGGTAATGGTGCAATATCAAAAGAATTACAAAAGAAAATAGGTAATTTTAATCTTGTAAATTCTAAAACATCTCAAGAAGAAATTGATAGATATTTAAAATTCTGTAAAACTATCGTAATTACAATACCTTTTAATAAAAGAACTAAAAACTACTTTGATAGAACTTTCTTTTCTAAGATAAAAAATAAAGTAGATATTATTTCTATATCTCGTGGAGAAGTTTTTGATAATGGAGCAATATTGGATTTCTCAGTAAATAAAAAACTAAGAAATGGACATTTCGATATGTTAACTACTGATGGTAGAAAAAGATTATTAGAAAGAAAAGAAATCAGATACTATGAGCACACTTCATGGGAATATAATCAACCAAAGGATTCTCATGGTAAATTAGGTGGTTATGTAAACATTGAGTTTGCAGAGAACTTAAAATTAGTAGTAGATAGTTGTTTAGAAGATAGAGTACAAGATGCTCATTTAAATAGAATAAAGAATTTATGGTTCTAACACCAATAGAAGAATATAAATTAAAAGGAAAGACAGTTCATGTCAAACGAGATGATTTAGTTGGAAATGGTACAACTCTTCCTCGTTGGGCAAAGATTGAAGGTATTCGTAAAATATTAGAATCAGATTACATTGATAAATCAAAACCACTTACACATCTTTCAGTTTATGGAAGTTGGACAGGTTGGGTTTTATCTGTATTATGTAAAGAGTATGGAATTGAATTTATATCTTCATATCCTAATTCTAAAACTTATCCACCAGAGCTATTGGAAATAATCAAAAGTAATGGTGCTAAGTTAAATCCTTTGAAACCAAATATGATGTCTATTATGGAAAATAAGTTGCGTAGTATTTCATCAAAGGAAGGGTATCAACAACTTCCGTACGCATTTAATCATCCTGTATATGTTTCATATATGCAAGATAGAATGAAACAAGTTTTGGAAGAACAAGATTTCGACCATCTTGTAGTATCAATGGGAAGTGGTGTTACCGCTTCTGGTTTGATTAGAGAATTTTTAGAATATAAAGATTGGAAAGATATCTTAAACAATAAAAGAAAAGTACATACAGTTACAATGTCATCAATTAAATCCACAAAAAAGATTTTAAACGAAAACAAAGCTGGTGATTTAAATAACATTAACATTTACAAATCAGAATATGCATTTGATGATTTTATGGATGATGTTTTTGATTGGGATTCAGTTTGGGATTTAAATGAATTTTGGGAGAGAAAGATGTTTTGGTGGCTGTACAATAATATAGAACAACTTGATGGTAAAATATTGTTTTGGAACATAGGTGGTTCTTATAGAAAATCGTTAAACTTAAAATAAATAAAAAAAGACTTGGATATATGAAAATAATTTCGTATATTGTAGGACAATTAAAAATTAAACTATGCTAAAGCAGATTATAGAAAAATGGAAAAATAATCGATTGAAAAAAGAAATCGAACATTATTTTACCAAACACGAAGAACAAGTTGCAATTGAAAGTATTGCAAAAGGACTAGGTATTGAAGTATCAGAAGTATCAGATTTTTTGTTAACTCTTCAATATCAAAAGCTTGTTTATACTGATATTAATGAACTGAAAACAAGGTTTAAAATCTTTTTAAAAACTAAAAAAGGTAAATCTTTATCAGTAACTACTAAACTTTTAATTAACAATTATCAAATCGGTACTTGGGCAAATCTTGTAGTTGAAAAAACTAAAAAACAACTATCTAAACTCAAAACCTTTATACAATCTCCACAACAAAGGCGTAAATTGTCTGCAATATTTTCAAAGGAAAATTTAAAAAAGGTATTCTCTACTACTTGGAAGAAAAAAGATGTAACAGGATTAGTTATCACTCAATTACTTGATGTTAGTATAAGAACTGTTGAGGTAAATTTAAATAAGTTTGAAGAAAAAGGATTAGCAAAAGTATTTGATGGGGATACCAAATCTCTTTTAATTCTTGATTTTCACGCAGGAAAAGAAATAGCCAGGGTATTTACAGATGATAAGGGTAAAAAATATCATCCTGATATTGAACGATTAGTTATTGACACACCACCTGGTGAAACAAATAAAAAACAACACTCGGCACTTAAGTATGTTATTCTTCAGATGGAAAAAAATAATAAAACAAGTGAGGTTTTAGAACTATATCTTACGCCTGAGATTATAAAAAAATATAAACCAGAATTATATGAAAGTTTTCTTAATACAGAGGTTACTTTAAAATTACACGATTCAACAGATATATGGGAAAGTATTATATATAATTTAATGTCTATTACATATGCTGGTCACTCGATATCTCAACAAATAATGTCCTTTGTTAGTTCAAGTTATGAAACACGAGTTTTCACAGGTACTTATTCATTTACAAACATATTTAAAAATTCATTTTTTGCTGATTCTGATACAAAACCAGATTATTTTAAAAAATTCAGAAACAAAATTCATAAAGGAGAAGATTATGACCAATCTGAGGAATCTTTAATCAATACCATTTGTCAGATTTTCTTTAAAGAAGATGATTTTAGAATTGATAATTTAATATCATCAAACATACCAGATGTACTTGCAACTCCTTTTCAAACTGAATCATTAGAACTTTCAAAGGATTTTCAAAAAAGATGGGAACAATCTAATGTAACTGAAAGAATAACTTGGATTAAGAACTGGCAGAAGTTACTTATTTTGATAAAAGAATTTTTATCATTTGATGGTCATATTAAGATTTCTGAAAAGTTTGTAAAAGATATGGAAGATGCTATATCACGCAGAGTTAATTTAGAAAGAGATAATGGCAAAATACTAAATGTATCAGATGATGATACTAAAAAACTCACTTATAATAATAGTACTTTAAAGAAGTTCAAATTTAAACATTCTGATTATCAACAACTTTTACATATTTGGTTATTTACTCTTGGATTTATATTCAACAATTCAAATAAAGAATTAGATAAAAGAAATATTAAAGAGGTCTATAAGAAAATATTGAGTATTTATCAAAATGAATGGTTAAACTTTTTATCTAGTAACGAATCACTACATTCAATTTCAGATAAAGTTAAATCATATAATCAAAGAAAAGATAAAGATAATAATCTTGTTAACCAAAAACCTATATCCGCACTTAATGTATTAATGAATGTAGATTGGGATTTAAATGTATTAACAAAATTACATTGTGATTTTTATACTAAATACATTAAATTATCACTTGATAGTAGGTTTATAAAAAACGAAAAGTTAGCTAAAATAAGAGATGAATATGAAGAAGGTTATTATGATTATTTTAAAAAGAAGGTAAAAACTTCATTTAGAATAACTTCAGATGGTGTGATGTTTTCATGGTCAGAAACCGATGGTGGACATGGAGATAGAGATGATAGAGATACCGTAAGGGAAAATATTTTTTGGGAATATAAAATTTATAATAGAGATGAAAATTTAGAAAAATTATATAACAAAAACCCAAAACTGGCTACCTTATTATCATATTGTACTGTTCAAAAAATTCTTAAATATTCATTGAAACATACCAAAGAAATACGAGATATTGTAGGTATGGGTGATGAGTTAACTGATGAACAAAATAGGTTATATCAACATCATTTGCAACTTGTTAATATCAAAAAGAATATAGAATTTGATTATGAATGGTTATATGGTGAAGTTCTTTCTTCCCACCTAGAAAAATGTAATGAACACAAGTGTTCAGATTACCTATTAGATGCACCTCAAGATTACATAAATCAAAAAGAAAAGAAATACAATCAACTAATAGAATCATTAGAAGATGGAACTTATTTTACAAAAATAAAAGAAACAGGTTGTTCTGCAACCTGTAACTCTAACGTATAAAATAAATGAATAGTATAGAATCAATACTAAATAAATACAAAAAGGGTACTTACGAAGGCGAATATCCTACTGTTTCTGAATCAGATTTTAATTTACTTAAAACTTTTGATAAGTTAAAAGTAAAGGAAGCTTTGGCAGACTTGTTTATGGAGTATCCTCTACCTTTGGCCACAAAAAAGTATTCATGGGAAGATGTTAGGGATGAGTACCTTAAACTTAAGGGAGTTCGTTGGAATACATTGTTACTTGAAGATGAGTGGTATCAAAGGCAATCAAGAGAATCTAAGTATCCTTTAACATATGAAGGTAAACAACTTTATTTTAGAAGATATAATTTAGGTAACTTATCAAGTAATAAATTTTTTGAAGAGGAACGATTTGGAGTTGAATCTTCAGGTTATCCATCTGGTACAAGAACATGGAATACAAGAGCCTTTATGGTTACTTTGATGGGTGCCGCTTATACTTTAAAACTACCAAAAATCGGAAGAAGGGAATTGAGAACAATGGTAGGATTGAGAAAATATATCGCGTCTCAGCATAAACCTTGTATCACAAAAGCACTTACTGAATATTTTGGTAGTGAGAAAATGCTTGATTTTTCTGCAGGATGGGGAGATAGGTTATGTGGAGCTATGGCAAGTGAAACAATAAATCATTATGTTGGCATAGACCCAAGAACTCAGAATCACCCAATATATAAAAACCAAGTAGAGTTTTATCAAAAACATACTTCATTCTTTGAGAATCCAACAAAGGTAGATTTACATGAATCACCGGCAGAAGATTTTGATTATTCAGATTACCAAGATTATTTTGATTTGGTTTTTACTTCACCACCTTATTTTAATGTAGAGAGATATAGTAATGATGATACTCAAAGTTGGATTAGATATGAATCAATTCAATCATGGAATAAAGATTTTTTACACAAAACTTTAGAAAAAGTTATACCAACTGTAAAAAAAGGTGGTAAGATTGCAATCAATATCGCAGATGTTTACACTTCAGAAAAAGGTGGTGGTGGAAAAAATTGGAAAGAAATAACACAACCAATGTGTAAGTTTATAGAATCAAAGGGATTAACTTACAAAGGTTGTATTGGTATGGAACTTGCAAAAAGACCTAATAGTGGTGGAGCAGGAACTGTAAAACAAACTGAACATAATCAAAATCAGTATAAACAAGAAACTTTAAAGAACTCAGAAGAAAATCAAGATAAAAGATTTTGTGAGCCGATTTGGATATTTGAAAAATAATTCGTATATTTGTATAATAAAATAAAACAGTAGAATTTGTATCAAAACATTTATTACCAACGAGAAAGAAATTTAATCCATCTTTGGGATGACCAAAGAGGATATTCTGCATTTCCATATACAAGATATGCCTATGAACCTGCACAACGAGGTGAATATAAATCTATTTATGGAGATACTCTAACTAAAATTTATAAGTTTAAGAAAGATGATGTTAACTTATTTGAATCAGATGTACCTGAAACTACACGAGCATTGGTAGATATGTATTCTGAATCAGATGATATATCAAAAGGTCATGTTATCCTTACATACGATATTGAGTGTGAAATGATAAGTGGATTACCAGACCCATTAGAAGCTAAGAATGAATTAACTTCAATTGCACTTCACGATTCGGCTACAAACCAATATTGGGTATTGGTTGTTGATAAAGAAGGTGGTATGAAAGAAAAAACTACCGATAAGTGTATTGTTCTTCCATTTCAAGATGAAAGAGATATGTTAATGAAGTATTTGGAGTTATATGAAATGATTAATCCAAGTATTGTTACAGGTTGGAATATTGATTTCTTTGATACACCAATGTTATACAATAGAATCAAAAGATTATTAGGTGAAAGACAAGCAAATAGATTATCACCAATCGGACAATGTTTCTGGTCTCCTTATAGAAAAAGATATTTTATGGCAGGTGTATCTTATTTAGATTACATTGCTTTGTATAAAAATTACAACTATGGTGAATTAGCTAATTATCGATTAGATACTGTTGCTCAAAAAGAATTGGGTAGAGGTAAGATTGAATATCAAGGAAACTTAGACCAATTATTCAGAGATGATATTGAAAAGTTTATTGAGTATAACTTAGTGGATGTTGAGTTGGTTGTTGAGTTTGATAAAAAACTTCAGTTCATTGATTTATGTAGAGGTATCTGTCATGCTGGTCATGTACCATATGAAGATTTTGTTTATTCATCAAAGTATCTTGAGGGTGCTATGTTGACTTATCTAAGAAGAAGAAACTTAGTTGCACCAAACAAACCAGCGGATAGACAAGAGAGAATGCAGGCTATTAGAGATAATAACCAAGAGAAGTTTATCGGAGCTTATGTAAAGGCACCAATCGTTGGTAAGTATGAATGGATATATGATTTAGATTTAACTTCACTATATCCTTCAATCATTATGACTGTAAACATTTCACCTGAAACCAAGATTGGTAAGATTCAAGATTGGGATGTTCAGAAATATTTAAACAAAGAAATAGATACTTATTATATCGGTGAAGATTCTATCTCAAAGGAAAACTTAAAAGAATATTTGGATAAATCAAAATTTGCAATAGCATCTAATGGTGTACTTTACAGAACAGACCAAGTTGGTTGTATACCTGGTATTCTTGACTTGTGGTTTCAGAAACGAGTTGAGTATAAAAACGAAATGAAAAAATATGGAAAAGCAGGAGATAAAGAAAAATATGCCTTCTTTCACAAACGTCAGTTGGTTCAGAAGATTTTACTTAACTCTTTATATGGTGTGCTTGGGCTTCCTGCCTTTAGGTTCTATGATGTTGATAATGCTACCGCTGTTACCACGACAGGACAGACAGTTATTAAATCAACTGCGGATATGGCTAACATCAAGTACAACAAGGAGCTTAATACTCCTGATTTGGATTCTAACATATACATCGATACTGATTCTGTATTCTTCTCAGCAGTTCCTTTAATGGATAAAAGATTTCCTAATTGGAAAAATGAAGAACAAGATACAATTGCTGGTTATGTAAATGATATTGCAGAAGAGATGCAAGATTACCTTAATGATTTCTATGATATTATGTCAAAGAAGATTTTCAATGTAGATGTTGATAAACACAGATTGGAGATTAAGAAAGAGTATGTTGCAAAAGCAGGATTGTGGGTAGCAAAGAAAAGATATGCACAATGGATTATATCAGATAATGGTGTACCAGTAGATAAGTTAGATGTAAAAGGATTAGATGTTAAACGAAGTTCATTCCCTAAAGCATTCCAAGAATGTATGGGTACAGTTTTGATTGATATTCTAAAAGGTAAAACAGAAGAAGAAATTTCAGATTATGTTTTAGATTTCAAAAAGAATATGATAAACAGACCTACATCTGAGATTGCAAAGAACTCAGCGGTAAAGAATCTTAAGAAATATATGCCGAAAGGTAAGAGAGAACCATTTACAATAATGAAAGGAACACCTGCTCATGTTAAAGCATCTATTTTATATAATGATTGTTTGAAACATTTCAACGCTCCTTTCAAATATGAACCAATGAAAAATGGTGATAAAGTAAAGTGGGTTTACCTTAAAGATAATCCATTAGGAATAGATGGATTAGCATTCACAGGTTATTCAGACCCACCAGAAATAGAAGAATTTTTAGCTACTTACATTGACCACAATAAAATCTTTGAAAGAGAATTAGGACATAAACTTCAAGTTTTCTTTGATGCAGTTGGTTGGGGTGAAGTAATTAGTGAACAAAGAACTGCAGAAAAGTTCTTTAGTTTTTAAACTGACAATATGTCAGTATAATACCAAATGGTACAAAAATTGAAATTAATAAATTAAATATAAAACAATGAGTAAAAAGCTATCACAAAAAAGAAAGATACATTTAGAAAGTACGGCTACTAAAAGTGTAAACAAAAAAGTAAAAAGAAAAAACTACGCAGTTCTTAGAAAAAAACAAGTTGCGTAATAATTTAAATAACAAATCATGAGTGAAAAAATTTATGTAAGAAAGTGTGAAAGATACACACTATGGGAAGCAACAAAACCAATTGAGGTTGATGTTGAAAAATTAAGAAAGTGTGAACCACCATATGAGGGTAACACACCAGAAGAACTTTTAAATTATCTTGGAGATAATGTTTGGTGTAACGAAGAATTCTATGACAATGAAACTAATAAAGAAGTTTATGGTGAAGATGAAGTATATGATTTATCTATGGAAGATGCATATGAAATGGAAGTATATTCAGATTCAAGAAATAAAGGATGTGAAGATTGGATAGATGTTGGAGTACCAAATGAAGAATACACCAAATATGGTGGATTTGAAGTAAAAGCAACAAATGTATAATAAACAAAAAAAGAAATGGCAAAACAATTAAAATTTGATGTACAAGCAAGAGAATCCCTTAAGAAAGGATTAGATACACTTGCGGATGCAGTAAAGGTTACATTAGGACCGAAAGGTAGGAATGTTCTTTTACAGAAAAAACAAGGAACACCACATATTACAAAAGATGGTGTATCAGTTGCTAAAGAAATTGAGTTAGAAGATGTGTTTGAAAACATGGGTGCTCAATTAGTTAAAGAAGTTGCATCCAAAACAGCTGATGAAGCAGGAGATGGTACAACTACCGCAACTGTTCTTGCTCAAGAAATAGCAAGATTAGGATTTGATACAGTTGAAAATGGTTCAAACCCAATGGAACTTAAAAAAGGTATTGAAAGAGCAGTTGGTATTGTAACTGAGGAATTAAGTAAACAAGCGATTGTTGTTGGTTCTGATTATGATAAGATTAAACAAATTGCTACTGTATCTGCAAACAACGATTCTACAATTGGTGAACTTATCGCTGATGCATTCCAAAAGGTTGGAACTGAAGGTGTAATTACAGTTGAAGAATCTAAAGGTATTGAAACTTCAATGGAACTTGTAGAAGGAATGCAATTTGATAGAGGTTATTTATCTCCTCATTTTGTAACTGACCCTGAAAAAATGAATGCAGTTTTAGAAAATCCTTACATTCTTTTAATTGATGGAAAGTTAACTTCAATGAATGATATTTTATCTTTATTAGAAGATGTATCTGGTCAAGGTAAATCTTTAGTTATTATTGCAGATGATGTACAAAGTGATGTACTTGGTACATTGGTAGTAAATAAACTAAGAGGTATTTTAAATGTGTGTATAATCAAATCACCAGCATTCGGAGATAGAAAGAAAAGAATGATGGAAGATATTGCAATCTTAACAGGTGGTACATTTATATCTGAAGAGCTTGGTTTCAAACTATCAGAAGTAACAGTAGATAAGTTAGGTTCTTGTGAAAAAATTACAATTGGTAGTGATAATACTACTATTGTTAATGGTCAAGGTTCATCTGAATTAATATCAGAACGAATTCAACAACTTAAATCTCAGATTGATAATACAACTTCAGATTACGATAAAGAAAAACTTCAAGAAAGATTGGCTAAATTAGCTGGTGGTGTTGCAGTACTTTATATAGGTGCTGGTTCTGAAGTTGAAATGAAAGAAAAGAAAGATAGAGTAGATGATGCACTTCATGCTACAAGAGCTGGTATCGAAGAAGGTATCGTTGAAGGTGGTGGTATTGCATTACTTAAAATTCAAGATACATTAGGAGATGTTCCAGTAGATGAATCAGATTCATTCCAAAAAGGATTTGATATTATTAGAACATCATTAGCTTCACCAATCTCACAGATTCTTAAAAATTGTGGTGTAACTGAAGGAACTATTGTTGAATACATTAAACAGAATGGTGGTGGATATGATGCTAAGAATGAAAAATTTGTTGATATGTTCGAAGCGGGTATTATTGACCCCAAGAAAGTAACAAGAACTGCAATTGAAAATGCAGCATCTGTTGCTTCTATGATTTTAACAACTGAGTGTATGGTTGTTAACAAACCAGAAGAAAAACCACAATTTCCAATGATACCAGTTGGAAATGTGTAAAATAAATACGAAAAGACTTGGTAGTTTCAAATAAATTTCGTATATTTGTACAAATATAAATTATAATTAAGTAAATAAACAATGGAAAAACAATCATTAAATAGGTTTGTATCAAAATACAACCTTGCAGGTTTAGTAGAATCTGTAAAATGGGAATCAAAAGATGGTTCTCTAACTACTTCTTTCATCTCTGATGATAAATCAGTTTTAGGAAGTGTAAGTATGAAAGAATTTGAAGGTTCAGATTCAGAATTTGGTGTATATGATACAACTAAATTAACAAAGATGTTATCAGTTCTTGGTAGCGATGTAGATTTCTCAATCAATGATATTGATGGGAAACCAGTTTCTTTGAAATTCAAAGATGGTTCAACAAATGTAAATTATATGTTAGCTGATTTATCAGTTATCCCTAATGTACCAGATTTGAAACAATTACCACCATTCAATGTGGAAATTAAATTAGATGCAAACTTTATCTCAAAGTTTATCAAAGCAAAAGGTGCTTTGGCTGATGAAAATAACTTTACGTTTACTTGTAAAGATAATAAAGGAACTATTGTATTAGGTTATTCTAATATTAACACAAATAGAATTAACATTGATGTTGATTGTACTTGTGAGGGTGATGTTGACCCAATTTCTTTCTCAGCTACATACTTAAAAGAGATACTAGTTGCAAACAAAGAAGCAACAGATGCTACCTTAAAGATTTCATCTCAAGGATTGGCACATATTTCTTTTTCAATCGATAACTACGAATCAAATTATTATCTTGTAGAAATTCAATCTTAATGAGTAACAAACACTTTTACGAAAGAAGTAAGTTTTCCGAGTTTAAATCCAATACTACTTATCATCAGTTGTTAGAAATGACTGATGATGAGTTTGTGGTATGGGCTCGTTTACTCCGTAAAGAAGTTACTGAACAATGGGATGAACGAGGTACTCCACCAGTAATTGGTAGAGATGAAGATGGTATTATTGAAAAATTCAAGAAACTTAAATCTAACCCAGCAGATTATTGGGAAAAGGATTTAAGTGGTGATGATGAATCATTGGGTATCATTAAAAACTTTAATAAAGATGCATCAGTTGTAAATCAGTTTTTTCCTACAATGTTAAAAACTAAGATTTCAATTGGTAAATCTGCTGATAATGGTTTATCTATTTATGACCACTTCTCAGACCCTAATATGGAAGATAAGTTTGTTCATATTATGAAACGAGCAGTTAAAAGAGATTCTATGTATTCTTGGTCTCGTTCAATTGTAGATAAAAAAGATGAGAATCCTTTTTGGAATGGACAAGGTGCGATTGATTTTATCAAAGATGTACATAATGAAAAGATATTTAATGGTAAGTATTCTGATTTAGGTATTTGGATTGCTAAAGTAAATACAAGAACCATTGAAAACTATGGTACTTTTAATCAACAATATATAGGTTCTAAGAATCTATATCTAAAAGCTGAACAAGTTCAGAAATTAAAAGATGATGGTTTCTTATCAGATACTCAGTTATCCAATATAGATAGAATTGAATCTTCATGGACATCTGAAGCAGGTACAACTCAAACTTATGTATATCAAATACGTTGGTATGAAAAGGATTCGGGTATCTTCCCTAAGATATTACAAGTATTCAGATTAAGTTGTGGACAACCAGCTGTAAACTTTCCAGCATTAACTGCTAAATGGATTTACGAAAACTATACCAAACACATTGATACAGATGAACCATTACATATTTATGATTCATCAAGTGGTTGGGGTGGTAGAATCTTAGGAGCAATGAGTTCTCGTAAGAAAATTCACTATGTTGGTACAGACCCTAATCCTGATAACTTCTTAGATGAAGAAGGTATTTCTCGTTATGAATATGTTGCTAAGTTCTTCAATGATAAATGTGTAGATAATTATTCAGATAAACTTACATCATTCTTTGATGTAACACCACAAGGTAACACATATGAATTATTTCAAGATGGTTCGGAGTTAATTAAAAACAATCCTGAGTTCCAAAAGTATAAAGGTAAATTAGATATTTCATTTACTTCACCTCCTTACTTTAATAGAGAACAATATTCACAAGATGAGAACCAATCGTTCAAAGCTTATGGTGAGTATGAAGATTGGAGAGATAACTTCTTAAAACCTACTTTAACAACAATTTATGAATATCTTAAAAACGATAGGTATATCCTATGGAATATTGCAGATATTAAGATTGGTGAAAGTACCTACTATCCATTGGAACAAGATTCAATTGATATCTTAAATGAATTAGGATGTGAATATAAAGGAAAACTTAAAATGTTAATGACACGAATGGTTGGATTAGACCCTTCTAAGAGTGGAATTAAGAATGCAGTTCAGTACGATGGAAAGGCATATAAATTTGAACCAATATTCGTTTTTTACAAACCTTAAATACTTATACAAAGATGAGTGAAACTTATAATATAAATTTTACGAATTACGAAGATAATCCATACTTTTTAAATACTACTGTAACCACAGATAGTATAACCTTCTATTCAACAAATACGAATCAAAGTAATAGTTAATGAAAAACTATCTAACATACGATGATATTCAGTTAGTACCACAATACTCAGAAATTCCCTCTCGTACTCAAATAAATTTAAAAACACTCGTATCACGAAGATACGGTATTCTAAATCCAATTGTAGCATCTCCGATGGATACAGTTTGTGAATTAGAAATGGCATATAAAATATTTTTACTCGGTGGAGTTGGTTGTATCCATCGATTTAATACAATACAAGAACAATCAAAAATAATCAAAGAACTATATCACAGAATTTATTCCGAAGAATGGGGAAACCAATTTGAATCATGGGGAGTCATGGTTGATAATTGGCATTCAGAAATTCCTCATATACCAATTATGGCATCTATCGGAGTAAGTGAAAGTGATAAAGATAGAGCTAAATCTTTAGTAGATAGTGGTTGTAACATTATCGTTATTGATGTAGCTCATGGCCATCACAAAAACGTTGAAAAAATGTTGATGTGGTGTAAAAATAACCTTGATGATAAGGTGGATATAATCGCTGGAAATATCGCTACAAAAGAGGCGGCTCAAGAATTAGAATCTTGGGGTGCTGATGGATTAAGAGTCGGTATCGGTGGAGGTTCACTTTGTACTACGAGAGTTAAGACAGGATTCGGTGTACCGAATGTAAGTTGTTTGGAAGATATAATATCTGTTGCGAAAACACCCGTTATGGCTGATGGAGGTATTCGTTCAAGTGGTGATATATCAAAAGCTCTAGCAATTGGAGCGAGTTCTGTTATGTTGGGTTCATTAATCGCTGGTACTGATGAAGCACCAGGTCAGATTGTTGAAACTCAAAAAGGTCTTTATAAGAGATATAGAGGTTCTGCATCGTTAGAAACGAAAGTAACACATGGTCAACAGACCAGAAACGTAGAAGGTGAATCTACAACCATTCCCTACAAGGGCGGAGTTAAGTTCATAGTGAATGGGTTAATTGATGGAGTGAAATCTGCACTATCTTATGGTGGCGCTAAAGATTTGGAAGATTTTAATCCACCATATGTCAAAGTTACTAATTCAGGTATTAACGAAGCTAAACCACATTTATTATAAAGATTAGGTTACAATTAAATTAAATTAACAAAAATTAATTATTATGAGAAAACTATTATTAGTTGGATTGATGCTCTTAACGAGTATCACTACTTTTGCACAAGTTAGTGGGAAAGTATTAGACATCGAAACTAATGACCCTCTACCAGGAGCAACCATCATCGTTCAAGGAACGGCGGATGGAGTTGTAACTGGTTTTGATGGTACATTTGAACTCGATGTTAAAAACGGAGAAGAATTGATTATCTCCTATCTAGGGTATGAAACTGCATTTGTTGTTTCTACTGTGGATGATTTTATGGAAATCTACTTAGAACCAGACCTAAATCAATTAGGTGAGGTTGTAGTAACTTCTGGTGTAATTGATATTGCGAAGGTGAGAGAAACACCTGTTGCTGTATCAACTATTTCACCTGCAGAAATTGCTTTAAAAGTAGGTAACCAAGAGTTTCCTGAAATCATGAATAAAACTCCTGGAGTTTACGCTACCAAACAAGGTGGTGGTTATGGTGATTCAAGAATCTCTTTAAGAGGATTTGACCAAAGAAACACTTCTTTCCTTATTAATGGGCAACCAGTTAATGATATGGAAAACGGATGGGTTTATTGGTCTAACTGGCAAGGTTTAACTGATGTTGCAAGTGGTATCCAATTACAAAGAGGTCTTGGGGCTTCGAGATTAGCAGTACCATCAGTAGGTGGAACTGTATCAATCTTTACAAAAGCTGCAGAGGCTAAAAAAGGTTCATCGGTACAACAATCATTTGGTAATGATGGGTACTTTAAAACTACTGCTTCTGTATCAACAGGATTATCTGATAATGGATGGGCTACATCTGTGTTACTTTCTAAGTGGCAAGGTGATGGTTATATCTATAACACAAAAGGAGAAGGTTACACTTACTTCTTTGCGTTAGGATATGCACCTGAAGATTCAGACCATTCTGTTAACTTTTCTTTCTTAGGTGCTGGACAATGGCACCACCAAAGAGATGTTTGGGTTTCTATTAGAGATTACCAAAACTTCGGTGAAGAAGGAATTGATAGAAGATGGAATTCCAATGGTGGTGTTTTAAATGGTGAAGAATTCTCAATGAGAAGAAACTTCTATAACAAACCATTAGCAACATTGAATTGGGATTGGGATATTTCTGATAACCTTAAACTAGCTACATCATTATATGGTTCAGCTGGTAGAGGTGGTGGAACAGGACCAAGAGGTAGAAATTACTACAACTCGGAAACTGATATCTTACCTTTCAGAAAAGACCTTACAGAACACTACTTAGAAAATGGTAGAGGTTCAAGAACACCAGAAGGATTCATTGATTTTGATGCAGTTGTTGCATTTAACCAATCAAACACAGACCCTTATAGTGGTGATTTACCATTTGCTGGTCAGTTAATTGGTTCTAATGGATTCAATGATGATGGTGTTAACAGAAGTGCACTTGTAAGAAGAGCATCTATGAACTCTCATGACTGGGTTGGAGCAATCTCTAACTTAGAATATGAAAGTGGTGATTGGAAATACTCAATAGGAGTAGATTTAAGAAACTACACAGGTTATCATTATAGAACTATAAATAACCTAATGGGATTAGATGGATATTACTCAACAGGTAATAAGAATTCTGCTGGTCAGATTATCAACACTACAATCGAAGCTTCTCCGTTCAATGATACAGGTATCAGAGGACCGAAGATAGATTATTATAATGTTGGTAAAGTTGGATGGCAAGGATTAAATGGTTTAGTTGAATATAACAACGAAACTATTTCAGCTGTTTTACAAGTAGGTGGTTCTAATCAATCTTTCCAAAGAATTGATTACTTTGACCAACCAGGTAATCCTGAATCAGATACTAAGAATGTAGATGGTGGATACATTAAAGGTGGTGCAAACTACAATATTGATGAGAAACAAAACGTATTCTTTAATGCTGGTGTGATTTCAAGACAACCACAATTCGGTGCTGTATTCCCTAACTATGGAAATGCAATCAACGAAAATTTACAAAACGAAGAAATTAAATCATTCGAATTAGGATATGGTTTCATTGGTAGTAACTTTAAAGTTAATGTTAATGCATATTCAACAATATGGGGTAATAGATTCGTTCAAAGAAGTTTATCTAACCAACAAGGTGTAGATGGTTCAGCTCAATTTAAAGATATCGATGTATCACACAAAGGTATTGAAATTGAAACTTCTTATAACCCAACAGATAAGTTGAGATTAAAAGGTATGTTATCAATCGGTGATTGGAAATATACTAAAGATTTCGATGCAGAATTATTTGATGATAATCAACAATCAATTGGTACAGGTACATTGTACTTGAAAGATGCTAAAGTAGGAGATGCGGCTCAGTTCACATCTTATGTTGAAGCAGATTACCAAATTGGTAGTAAACTAAGAGTTGATTTAGGATACAGATTTGTTGATGGATTATACGCTGATTATTCAATCACAGATTCAGAGTTTACTCAACCTGGTAACAAGGGAGCTTTAAAATTACCATCTTATGGATTGGCTGATTTAGGAGCAACTTACAGATTTGAGATACTTGGAAGTGATGCTTCGTTTAGAGTTAATGTAAACAACTTGTTCGATACTTACTATATTGCAGAATCAAACACTAATATTCATGCTGGAGATGCTTCAGAAACATGGAATGGTGTAGATACTAGAAACTCAGTATGGTTTGGATTTGGACGTACGTTCAATACTTCTCTAAAAGTAAGATTCTAAAAACTTATAAAATAAGGGGGAGTTTTTAACTCCCCTTTTTTTTATTATGATATGATTTTCAATTATAAAAAAGATTTAGATTATTTAAATACCTCATCAATCTATAAAGTAAACCCAAATAGAATTGATGAAACACTCAGTCCATATCTAAGTAAAATAGTAGATAAAACAACTCTTACAACTACTGATGAGATTTTTACTCAAAGAATTGAATTTGAAAAATTACAAAGCTTTTGTTTACAAAAGAAAAAAGAAGGAATAGAAGTAAGAATTTTAATTTCTTCTCTAAAAGAAGTTGAAAATGGATTTAATCCGATAATTAACTTTTTATGTTGGAATGATGCAAAACATATTACTGATAAAAAAGGAAAAAAAGAATTACATTTTGATATAAAAAACTTTATAGATTTTAAACCTAAAACAAATAAATTTATATTATCGTGGAGAAAACAAAGTCCTTTGAGAGACTCTATAGCGAATAACTTAGTAAAAAATGAATCGGAGATAATTAGGTATCATGGTATTACACCTGAAGAATTAATGAACTCTGTACCAGATAAACAAACTTATTTATCTTGGAAAGAATTGATAGAAGAATACAAATCTTCTTTAATTTCATTTATTATTGAAACTGAATATTGGATTGAAAATCCTAAAGTTATTTGTAATGAAGTAATCCCATTTACTGAAAAAATAATGATACCATTCTTAACTAAATCACTCCCTATTGTATTTGCAAAAGAAGATTATAATGAATACTTAAATAATATGGGATTTTTTACGTTAAATAAAGAATATGGAATAAATGGTACAGATGTAATTGAATATAAACAATGTATCCAAAAAATTCAATCATTATCATTTAATGATGTTAAAAAAATATACGATAACTACCAAAAAGAAATAGAAAATAATTATAAATTAATAATAGATATAATAAAATATCCAAAATTAAAAATAAAAAATTAATGAGTAAGTTAGTAAACCTCTTCGGTGGACCAGGTATTGGAAAATCTTCAATAGCAAATGGAATCACCTACAAACTCAAAAAGAAACATATAAGTTGTAACAATCCCTATGAATTCCCAAAGAAATTAGCTTGGGACCATAATATACCAGCGATATCAGACCAACTTTATGTATTTGCAAACCAACATAGAGGAATAGCAGAATGTTATAATAAAGTAGATTATATAGTGATTGATTCACCAATTATGTTTTCTACAATTTATCATAGATATTATACAAAAGGATATCCTGCCGAATTTTATGGAGAACCTTTCCATAATTTAGTTATTGATTTACATAAAAAATATGATAGTATCAATATCTTATTAGAACGAGGTGAAACAATACACAATGATGATGAACGATTCCAAGATTATCAGCAATCACTAGAAATTGATAAATTGTGTAAAAAAATATTAGAAGAAAATAACATTCCTTACCATACAATCAAAGTTGATGGTAAATCAGTAAAAAAAATTATAAAATTACTTGATGTTAAATAATAAACAAAAATATCAATATGAGTTTCTAAGAAACAATCCTATATTAAGAAATGCAGGGCCTTGGGAAGATGATATATACAGACATAATTACAAATTCGCTTTTGAGCATTTTGATAAGTTTACTATATTATGTCCTCAAGAGGTTTTTCCTAAAACAGATTATTTAAATAAGTTACAAGATGTAATTAGAAGTTATCCTGAGAAAGAAATTTACATATCGTGTAGTACTACATCAAATTTTGAATTTTCACTAGACCCTTTAATAAACATTATGTTTTGGAGAGATGTATATAGTAGAAATAAAATCGCATGGGAAAGTGGTGATATACCTATTTTTGATGAATCGTATTATAACAATATCAATAAAACAAATAAATTTTTATTTATATCAAGAAAACAAAGAAAGATACGAGATTATGTTTTTTCAAAATTAGATACAATATCAAATAATGATTATACATACTTTGATGGTATTGTAAGATATGCAAAATGGCCAGAGCAAGGTTGGGAAGATAAAAACTGGGAAAAACAGAATCAAGATAATTTCCCTACATTAATAGAAGTAATTGAGGAACATAAAAAAAGTTATTTAACATTTGTTTTAGAAACAGATGCGAGTTCTTGTATGACACAAATTAGTGAAAAATCATTTTTACCTTTCCTTACAAAATCATTACCAATCATATGTAGTACTAGGGAGCTAAATAAGGAAATAAAAGAAATGGGATTTTATACATTTAATGATATGTTTGGTTTTGGTGATACAGTAAATGAAACAGAAAATCTTGATAATTTTACTAAAACAATAAATTTGGTAAATCAAATGAAAATAAATAAAATTGAGAAATTTTATAATGATAATATAGATAAGATAGAACACAATTATAATTTAATAACGTATTTATTGTGGGGAAAGTCTATCGTAGAACATAAAGTAGATAAATTTAACAAAAAAGACTTGGATATATGAAAATAATTTCGTATATTTGTATAACAAATAAAAATAGATAAAATGGCAAACTTACAAGAAATCGCTAAAAAGTTCAGAGTATCAGATAATTTTCTGAACTCAAAAGAAGATGCTCTATTAATAGTAGCATCATCATTACAAGATATCATTGGTGAATTAAACCGAAATGATAAACGAGGTATTGATGAGAATGGAAAACAATCCATTATCACTAAATTAGAAAAATTAATTGATTTTAGTAAAGAAGTAAAAAACTCTTCATTCTAAAATGGCGTTTTTCGAGGATAATAACACAACTAAGAAGGTAAACAACTCTCTATGGGTAGAGAAGTACAGACCTTCCAAACTAACAGAATATGTTGGTAATGAACATTTAAAGGATAAGGTAAAGGATTATCTTGAAAGTGGAGAAATCCCTCATCTTTTATTCTTCGGTAAAGCAGGTACAGGTAAAACAACATTAGCTAAGTTAATAGTTAATTCAATTGATTGTGACCATATAATCATAAATGCATCTGATGAAAACAATGTAGATACAGTTCGTAATAAAGTAAAGGGATTTGCTTCAACTGTTGGTTTCAAAGATATGAAAATAATCATACTTGATGAGTTTGATTATATGACACCAAATGCACAAGCAATCTTAAGAAACCTAATGGAAACGTTCTCAAGACATTGTAGATTTATCCTAACTTGTAATTATGTTGAGAAAGTAATCTCACCAATTAGAAGTAGAACACAAGAATTTCAGATTGTACCTCCAACTAAAAAAGATGTTGCAGTACAAATCTCACAGATTTTAGGTAAAGAAGGTGTGGGTTTTCAACCAAAAGACCTTGTACCTATCATTGATTCTTCATATCCTGATATTAGAAAGATTATCAATACTTGTCAGTTAAATTCATCTAAAGGACAATTAAAACTCGATACAACCTCTGTAATTGATTCTGATTTAAAATCAAAGGTAGTAGAGATTCTTAAAGGAAAGGATGCAAAACCCAACAAATGGAAAAACATTAGACAGGCTGTTGCTGATTCTCGTACACAAGATTTTACAGAACTATATACATTCTTATATGAAAAGGTAGATGATTATGGTGGTACTAATACTTCAAACATAATTCTAATTCTTTCAGAATCACAACACAAAGATGCATTGGTAGTAGATAAAGAAATTACTTTTATGTCTTGTATAATTCAAATAATAGGAATTTTATGATATATTTTTTTGGAGATAGTTTTACTTGGGGACAAGGATTATATTTTGAAAAATGGCACGAAAAAGGAATTAAAAGTGATTTGATGGCAAAACATATGCCTGATACATTTCCTCAAGAGTGTTTATCATATGATGATAATAAAATTAGAAAAGAAAGACATTTTCCAAACCTAGTTGCAAAACATTTTGATAGAGATTATATTACAGATTGGCATAATGGTGGAACTAATTATAATGTTTTAAGATTTTTAGGATTAGTTACAGGTTCACCAATACAAGATATTACAGTTTTTCAGTTTACATCTCCATTGAGAATGCATCATCCACTTGTTCCACCACCAACTCCAAAAGGTTGGCCAGAGATAATACCAACTAGAAAAGAATTACCCTTGGATGTAATGAATGATATTGAAGCATCTTATCACAATAATAATGTTGGTAGTTGGATTAAAGAAATGAAGAATTTAACTGATAGACAAGAAGATAAAGATGTAGTAGAAATTTATAAATTGGCATATGAACAGGCATGGTTAGTAGATTATGTTGCACCACATTGTTCAAACAATGGTATTACATGGATTGGATTTGGTTGGTGGCCAGAAACAGGTCAAATATTAAAAGAATTTTTTCCACAACATTATGTTCCTTTATACTATAAGGGTAAGGAACATTTTGGTTTTGAATCTCTTCTTGAATTAGATAACTTAAAATTAAAAAATAAATTTGAATGTCCTGATGAACATTTATCATCAGAAGGACATGAGGTTATTGCGAAATCAATAATAAAAAAAATAGAAACAGACGGCCTATTTGATAATAATAGGATAAAATCATTTAAATTAACATAATGGCAAAAATTATAGGAATGAATAATGGTGGTGGGAATACACCTCCACCTCAACAACCAAAGATAGATTTATCTAAGGCAACAGAAATGAAATGTCAAGAATGTGGTGGTACTGTGTTTATACCAGGTACTAAGTTCTTGAAGATTTCAAAAATGATAACAGGTACTCCACAAGATGCAATCATACCGGTAGAATTATATCTATGTGGGGATTGTGGTGAAATCAATAAAGAGTTATTACCAAAGGAATTACAGAATAATGGCTAAATCTTTATTTGACCACATAAAGGCAGTAACACAATTTCAAGACCCAAAGTATTGGGATAAACTTGAGGATGATGATAAGAAAACTTGGAGTAACTATATGGTACATCGTTTTCTTTCTATGAATCCTGATTGGATAGAAGTTCTTTCAGAGATACAACCATACACACAAGTTTTAGAACCGAAACAATTATATCTTGCTCTTATTGGTATATTACCAAAGGGTAGATATTATTTGAAATATACAAAAGGAAAGAAATCTGAAAAATATGAATCTTGGTTAGTTGATTTACTAATTAATGAATTTATGTGTTCAACAAAAGAAGCCGAAGATTATTGTGAAATACTATATTCAACCAAAGAAGGGAAAGAAAATATAAAATATATTTGTGAGAAATATGGTATTGATAAAAAACAAATAACTAAACTTAAGTTAAAGATATGAAAATTACTCAGTTAATAACGATAGTAATACCATCTTACAATGAAGAAAGATATATCTATAACACTTTATGGAAAATATCAAGACAAAGATTTATTGGTAGTTTAGAAGTTATTATAGCTGATGGTAATTCTACTGATGATACACTTAAATTTATAAATAAGGCCTCTGAAGATTTCAAAAACTTATCAATTAAAGTTATAAAAGGAGGTAAGGTTGGTTATGGTAGAAATCAAGGAGCTAAAATAGTAACAACTCCTTATATTCTGTTTATGGATGCGGATTCTATTCTTATAGAACAAGATATACTAATGGAATCACTAAAGTACTTAGAAACACACGAAATAATATCAGTAAAACAAAAATCAATAACACCAGAAGATAGAAAATCAACATACACTTACAAAATATTAGATTGGATTAGAAAAATAATGCCAATCACATTTTGTACAGGTTGTTTCTTCTTAATATCAAAAAAGAAATTTGATGAATTAGGGGGATTTGATGAAACCTTACAAAACTCAGAGGATTTTTGGTTAAGTAAAAAGGTTAAAACCTCTAAGTTTAAAATATTAGATAAACATATAGGCCAAGATAATAGAAGATTTTTAAAAATTGGATATTGGGGATTCTTAAAACTTAATATTTTAAATTATATAAACTTTTGGAATATTAAATGGTTTAAACAAGATGTTGGTTATTGGAATTAAATCACTTTTTGCTTGGATATATCAAATAATTTTCGTATATTTACATAGTAAATAAAACATAAAAGTATGGCAAGAGTAAGTTATTCTCAGTATGGTATGTATAGTTCATGCCAACAACAGTACAAATTAAATTATATTGATAAGTTAGGTATTAGTAATGCTAATATTCATCTTATCTTTGGTTCAGCAATGCACGAAGTAGTACAACATTTCTTAGATGTAATGTATAATGTTACTAAAAAACAGGCATTACAACTAAACCTAGAAGAAATGTTACATTCTAAACTAGTAGAACATTTCATGAAGTACAAAGATAAGATGGGTGAAGATGACCCATGTACCCAAGCAGAACTTGGTGAGTTCTTTGAAGATGGTAAGAAAATCTTAAAATACTTCACAAGTAAATTAGATAAGTTATACACTAAAAGTGGATTCGAACTAGTAGCAATAGAACAGAGATTAAATGCAGAGATTAAACCTGGTGTTAACTTCATTGGTTTTATTGATGTACTTCTAAAAGATAAAGTTAAAGATGAATACATTATCATTGATTTAAAAACTGCTACAAGAGGTTGGAGTAAGTATCAAAAGAATGATAAGGTTAAAACATCACAGATGTTACTATATAAGAAGTTCTATTCTGAAAAGTATAACATACCTCTAAACAAGATTAAAGTAGAATATCAAATACTTAAACGAAAAATAGCAGAAGGATTAGATTTTCCTATCCCAAGAATATCTAAGTTTGTTCCTGCAAATGGTACTCCATCTATGAACATGGCTTGGAAAAACTTTATGGGATTTGTTGATTCTGTATTTGGTGAGAATGGTGAGATTATACAAACAGATTTTCCAACTAATAAAGGTAAACCTTGTGATTGGTGTGAATTCAAAGAAAGAGGATTATGTTCCGCTTGGAATTAGTATGTTTTTTAGATTTATATATATTTATATAAAACAATACAAAACAAGTTATGGCAAATACAAAACTTACAACAGTAAAAATTATTAAAGATATCTATTCTAAATTTAAAAGATTATCATTCGATTCAAACATTACATTACAAAAACTAGTAAATCGTTCTGTTGATAAATACGTTGAAGATGATTCATTTAGAACAGAAATCAATAATTATGAAAATTTGAAAGAAAGCGGTTCAGTATTTTAAAAACAAAAAAAGAAAAAAACAAAAAATGAGTACAGAAAAAGCAAGTGGACCTCAGTTAAATTCACTTAGAGATAATTTTAATGAATTAGTTTCTAAGAAAAGAATGGTCGGTAGCACGAAAAGAGTAATTTGGAAATCTAAGAGAAGATTCGGAAACATTTAAAAAAATTATTAATTAAGGTTATATGAGTAAAAAGAAGAAAATTTTATTACTATCTGATGATTTAAGAATGTCATCAGGTATCGCAACAGTATCCAAAGAATTAGTTTTAGGAACTTTAGATAAGTTTCATTGGGTTCAATTAGGAGCGGCAGTTAATCATCCTGAAAAAGGTAAAGAAATAGATTTAGGAAATGATGTTCGTAAAACAACAGGTATCAAAGATGCTTCTCTTAAAATCATTCCATGGACTGGTTATGGTGATGCAAATATTCTAAGAGAGTTGATAATGAGACATCAACCTGATGCTATTCTTCATTTCACAGACCCAAGATATTGGAGATGGTTGTATGATATGGAGGCTGAAGTTAGACAAAACATTCCAATCTTATTTTATCATATATGGGATGATTTACCAGACCCTGATTACAACAGAAATTACTACGAAAGTTGTGATTGGTTAGGATGTATCTCAAGACAAACTTATGGTATCGTAAGTAGAGTTGGTAATATAGAATCAGAAACAATAAAAACTCTTGAAGATTGGCAAGTTGATTATGTACCACATGGAATCAATTCTAATACATACAAACCAACAGAAGTTCCAAGTGATTTTAGAAAACAAGTTACAGGTGGTAAAGATTATAAGTTTGTTCTATTTTGGATGAATAGAAATATCAAACGAAAACAACCATCAGATGTTATTTGGGCATTCAAAAAATTCGTTGATGGATTACCAGAGGAAGATAAAAATGAAGTTTGTTTAATAATGCATACTGCACCAAGAGATAAAAATGGAACAGATTTATTTGCAGTAGCTGAGAAAATTGCACCTGGATTAGATATCAAATTTTCAACAGAAAGAATAAATCAAAAAGAACTTAATTACATTTATAATATTGCAGATTGTACAATCAATATTGCAGGTAACGAAGGATTTGGATTAGTAACTGCTGAATCAGTAATGGCAGGTACTCCTATCATTGTAAATGTTACAGGTGGATTACAAGACCAATGTGGATTCAAAAAGAAATCAACTAAAAAATACTTTACTGCTCAAGATTACAAACAAATCGGTTCACTTCACAATTACAGAGAATGGCAAGATAAGGTAACACATGGGGAATGGGTAAAACCAATTTTCCCAAAGGTTCAAACAATGGTTGGTTCACTTCCAACACCTTATATAATAGATGATAAAGTAGATGTGTATGATGTTGCCGATTCAATTAGATATTGGTATGATAAAACACCAGAACAAAGAACTAAAGCTGGATTAAAAGGTAGAACTGAGTTTTTAGGTGAAATGGGATTGAATTCTGAAAATATGTGTAAAACACTTGTTGATGGAATTGAAACTACATTTAAAAATTGGAAACCAAAGAAAAAGTTTAACGTTTATAAAATTAGGTAATGAGTAAACCTATTTTCGTAATTAGATTTCCTGGTTATTGGACTCAACAACAGGTTGAGTTATCAAGAAACGCAATACATCAAAGAAAAGAACTAAACGAAGATTATCATGTAATTGTATTACAAGATAACGAAATACATTCAAGTACTAAATTTGAATGTTATAACTCACCACACGAACCAGAAAAGTTGGAAGAGGTAACAAGACTAACTGAATTATCAATCCAACGATGTTTAAGACAAGAAGAAGAAAAATTAAATAAAGAAAATGAGTAAACCAATATTAGTATTTCAGGCACCAATAGCAACTAGAAGTGGTTATGGTGACCATTCAAGAGATATCTTGAAATCATTATTTGAATTAGATAAGTATGATGTTAAAGTTGTACCAACTAGATGGGGAAATACCCCACAAGACCAAATTAATCCACAAACTGAGTTTGGACAAAGGATATTACAAAATATCGTAACTCAATTAAATACACAACCAGATATTTTTATACAAGTATCAGTTGCTAATGAATTTAAAAAAGTTGGTAAATATAATATTGGAATTACTGCAGGAGTAGAAACAACATTAGCACCACAAGAGTTTATTCAAGGTGGTAATAATATGGATTTGATAATAACTCCATCTCAATTTACTAAAGATGTATTAGTTAAATCATCTTATACACAAGTAGATAAAAATACTAACCAAAAAGTAGGAGAATTAAAAATACAAAAACCAGTTGAGGTTTTATTTGAAGGAGTTGATACTAATATTTTTAATGGTAAATCTAAATCATCAATATTAGAATCAGTTGATACAGATTTTAATTTCTTATATGTTGGTCATTGGTTACAAGGGGATTTAGGACATGATAGAAAAGATACAGGAATGATGATTAAAACATTTTGTACCATTTTTAAATCATTACCAAAAAACCAACAACCTGGTCTTATACTAAAAACATCATCAGCTGGGTTTTCTGTAATGGATAGGGAAGAAATTTCTAAAAAGATTAAAGATATAACTAAAGAGTTTGGTGATAAGTGTCCTCCTATTCATTTAGTATTCGGAGATTTATCTGAATCAGAGTTAAATGATTTATACAATGATGATAAAGTTAAATCATTTGTAATGTTTACCAAGGGAGAAGGATATGGTAGACCACTTGCAGAGTTTGCAACAACAGGTAAACCAATTATAGTTTCAGATTGGAGTGGATATAAAGATTTCTTACCAAGTGAAAATACTGTTTACTTAGAGGGTGAACTAAAAGAGGTTCATCAATCGGCACAAAACAAGTTCTTGTTAAAAGAATCTAAATGGTTTTATGTAGATTACTCAAAAGCAGCAAGTAAGATTTTTGATGTATATAAAAACTATAAAAAATATCTAAAACAATCAGAAGGATTGAAAACAAATATAAATAGTAATTTTTCATTGGATAAAATGACAAGTAAATTATCTAAAATATTTGATAAATATGTAAAAGTTAAAAAACATATTGAACTAAAATTACCAACTATTAAAAAACTATAATGGCAAATTTTACAAGACAATATACTAAATTTTTAAAACCTGAGAGAAGAATACCTCGTAGTGAGATTAGACCAAGAAATATCTATCGTATAACTACATATAGAGGTGGTAATCCTCCAACAAAAACGGCTGAGGAATCAAGATATGTTTTTGTAATAGGAATTCTTGATAAAAAAATACATTGTATAAAAATAAATCCAATCAATCCACTACACTTTACACAATTGATTGGCAGATTAAGAGATAAAAGATTACCACTAAGTTCAGATTTACGATTAGAATTAATGTTAAAGAAATTTGATAGAACTGGTAATTCACTTTTTGATGGATATATTAAAAATAATAAGAATGTGTATCGTAAAGACTTTAATAATTACAGAACTTATTTTTTAGATAAAATACAGAATGTATATGAAATTAGATTTGAACAGGATATATTAGAAAATCTTTTTGGAGAAAAAACAACATCCTCTCAAAAAAGACAGATAATAAAAGATGAACAATCCGAAATAGACTCACCAGATGACAATTAGTTACGCAATTACAGTTTGTAACGAGATAGAAGAAATAACAAAACTACTTAATTTCTTACAAACTAATATTAGAAAAGAAGATGAAATTGTAATTCAATATGATGAAACCTCTGTTACAGATGAAGTAAAAGAGTATGTTACATTAATGGATTCAATGCACGAAAATCATAAAGTAATTGGATTCCCACTTAATAAAGATTTTGCAACATTTAAAAATAATCTTAAATCTCATTGTAGTAAAGATTATATCTTTCAAATAGATGCTGATGAAATTCCACATGAATTTTTGGTAGAATATATAGGACAAGTACTAGAAGATAATCCTGTTGATATTGTATTTGTACCAAGAGTAAACACAGTTGAAGGATTGACACAATCACATATTGATAAATGGAAGTGGAATGTAAACGAAAATGGTTGGGTAAACTTTCCTGATTATCAAACAAGGATTTATAAGAATACAGATGATGTAAAGTGGATGAATAAAGTACACGAAAGAATTACAGGATATGATACATTCTCAAACTTTCCTGCAGAGGAACAATGGAGTTTATATCATCCAAAACAAATAGATAGACAAGAACAACAAAATCAATTTTATGAAACAATTTAAACCTTTAGGGGATAGAGTTTTGGTAAAACCAAACGAAGTTAAAGAAGAAAAATCAGGTGGTGGAATTATCATTTCAGAATCTATGACACATGGAAAAAAAGTCCAAGGTGAAGTTATTGAAGTAGGAGCAGGTATATTTTCACAGAATGGAGAAAGAATACCAATGACTGTACAAGTAGGTGATACTATATTATATGAAAAAGGACAAGGTACAAATGAAATAAAAATAGGTGAAGAAACTTATCTATTATTTAATGAACATCAACTAATTGGTATTGTAAAATGAAACTAAAAGATTATTACAAGATGTATTTAACACTACATCAAAACAAGAATTGTATCAGATTACATTTTATAGGACAATGGGTAACTCTAATTAGTGCCTTTCTAATTTTTTATCATTGGTTATGGTATCTAATACCAATTATACCATTTATTATATATCCATTTGCATGGAGTGGTCATTATCTATTTGAAAAGAATGAACCCGCTGCATTTAAAGACCCAGTCAAAGCAAAACTATCTGATTGGATGATGTTTTGGGATATACTAAGAGGAAAAATAAATATATTTTAAATATGAAAATACTAGTAACAGGTGGTGCAGGTTTTATTGGAAGTAATCTTATTAAGAGATTAAAAGATGATGGTCATCGTGTTGTAGTAATAGATGACTATTCAACTGGTGATAGAAAAAATCATATAGAAGGTGTAAAGTATATAAACGCAGATATTGAACAGATAGAATACATTAAAGGACAGGATATTGATTTATGTTTTCATCTAGGTGCAGTATCAAGAGTACAACCATCATTTGATGACCCAACCGAATGTTTACGAGTTAATGTAAATGGAACTGAAAAGGTAATGGAATGGGCAGATAATTGGGATATACGAGTTGTATATGCTGGTTCATCTTCTAAACACCATGACCCTACCGATTCACCATATGCTATGTACAAATATCTTGGAGAAGAAGTTTGTAAGTTATACAAAAATAGTTTTGATGTTGATGTTAGAATTGCTAGATTCTATAATGTATATGGACAAGGTGAATCATTAGATGAAAAATATGGTAATGTAATTGGTATTTGGAGAACAAAGAGCTTCAATTGTGAAAAACTACCAATTGTAGGAGATGGAGAACAAAGAAGGGATTTTACTCATGTAGATGATATAGTAGATGGTTTGATTAAAATATCAGAAACAGATGATATACACGAAGATGCATGGGAACTTGGTTGTGGAGTAAACTACTCAATAAATCAGTTGGCAGGATTCTTTAATGAAAGATTCGAAACTGAAACAATTTACATACCAGAACAAAAAGGGAATTATAGAGAAACTCTTAATACCAATACAGATGCTATTGATAGATTAGGGTGGAATCCACAAGATAGATTAGAAGATTATATAAAAAGTTTATAATGATAGGAATCATAGGACAAGGTTTTGTTGGTAATGCAGTTTACCAAAAATTTAAAAAATATTATGATGTACTTACATATGATTTAGATGAAACAAAATCTAATTCCACAAAAGAAATGGTTATACATCAAAGATATGTATTTCTTTGTTTACCAACTCCAATGAATAAAAATGGAAGTTGTAATGTTGATATAATAGAAAAAGAATTAGATAATATAGATTTGATTGCAGATAATCAAGAAACTGTAAAAACAATTATAATTAAATCAACTGTTCCACCAGGTACAATAGAAAAATGGAATGAAAAATATGAATCATTAGATATAATATTTAATCCAGAATTTTTAACTGAAGCAAATGCTGTATCTGATTATGAGAATCAAGATAGAATTATATTAGGTGGTGTAAGACCTGCAACTACTGAATTGAAAACTATATTTTCAAAAGTATTTCCAAAGGCACATATAATCAAAACAGATTCAACTCATGCCGAGATGGTTAAGTATTTAACCAATACATTCTTAGCAACAAAGGTATCTTTTGCAAATGAAATTTATCAACTATGTCAAGTAGTAGGAACAGATTACGATAAAGTAATTGAATATGCAACTTTAGATGATAGGTTAGGAAAATCACATTGGAATGTACCAGGTCATGATGGAGATTTTGGATTCGGTGGACATTGTTTTCCAAAAGATTTATCTGCACTTTTACATTTATCTAATAAGTTTGGAACAATTAATAATGTTCTACAATCAACTAAAGATACTAATGATGAAATTAGAAAAAATAGGGATTGGGAACAAATGAAAGGAAGAGCCGTAGTATGAAAGTAACTTTTATATATGCATACGAAAATGAAGAATGGTCAACACCACTTGCACTTGCAACTGAATTTGGTTCATTGGGTTGGGAAGTAGAAATAGTTTCTATTGGTTCTAATAGATTACGAAATTGGAATGATACTCAAATAAGAAAGTGGTTAGATGATAAACCAAACTCAGATATTGTTTTGTTTATGGATTGGGGTAGATTTGATTCTCCTTTATTAGATAAGAAATTAGTAAATGCATTTTGGGTACAAGAAAGTGGAGATGACCCACAAAACTTTGATAGAAACTTTCCTAAATCAGAAAGGTTTCATATAACTCTTTCACCTGATTTTGAATCAACAACTGAATATCGAAAAAGAAATCAAGATGCAGATTGGTGGACACACTTTGCAGATACTAGAGTTCAGTTTCCTATGGATATACCAGCTGAATATGTTGCAGTAACCACACGAGGAATGGGTAGTTCGGAATTTTTAGATACATTAACCAATCATAGTGATGGTGGAGTTGGAAATCAAAATGGATTTGATTCCAAACAACATACTGAGTTTCTTAACAAAGGATTGATGGTTATTCAGAATTCAAGATGGGGTGAGGTAACTCGTAGAATATTTGAAGGTATGGCTTGTGGTAAAATGGTTCTATGTGATAGATTACATGAGAACAAAAAATTACACGAACTATTTATTGATGGAGAAGATATAGTTTATTATGATGATATAGTAGATTGTATTAATAAGATGAATAAATACAGAGAAGATGAGAAAGAAAGAGAAAGAATCGCTAGTAATGGATTTAAAAAAGTTTTAGAGAATCATACTCAAAAACAAAGAGTAGAATTTTTAATAGAAAAATATAACGAATGGAAAAACTCCCATTAAGTATTGGTATATTATCTTGGAAAAGTGGACAAACTTTAGTTAACACTTTACAAACTTATTTTGATAGAAAATTTCTTCATCAAGTAAATGATGTATGTATTTTATTTCAAGAAGTTTCAGAACAAGATAAACAAATAGCAGAACATTTTAATATTCCTTACATTGGATTAAATGATAATATAGGAATAGGACAGGGATTTATACAATTAACTGAACAAGCTAAAACTGATAATGTAATGGTTTTAGAACACGATTGGAAATTAATTGAAGATGCTCAAATAACAATAGATAGAGTAAAGAGTGGAATTGAGTTATTGGATAATGGATATTCTTGTATCAGATATAGACACAGAAAAGAACCAGGTCATCCACATTTTTCTTTTAGATATCAAGGTAAGGAATTAGATTATTACGATAGAGAAATAGAATGTACATCACCACACCTCTTAGATTCAGTTCATTGGTGTGACCCATTTGAAAAGTTTCCACAACATATTGGAAAAGAAGGTGAGTACTTTACTACAACATCTCGTTATGGTAATTGGACAAACAATCCTTGTTTATATAAAAAAGATTTTTATTTAGAAACAGTAAAACAATTCGCAGGTGAGGGAATTGCATTAGAAGGTAACATCTCAAAGTGGTGGGCTAAACAAACTTACAAAGTTGCTCATGGTGAGGGATTATTCAAACATATAGATGAGGGTAAACATGGCAGATAAAATTAAATTAGTTATATTCGATTTGGATGGGGTTCTTGTAGAAGCAAAGAACATTCATTATGATGCACTTAATGATGCATTGGGTAAGGAATATGCAATTAGTTGGAACGAACACTTATCTACTTACGATGGATTAAAAACCAATCAGAAGTTAGATATGTTAACCGAAAGAAAAGGATTACCTACATCATCTCATACAGATATTTGGATTCATAAACAAAAACTAACTTTAGAAAAACTAAAACAATTAGAACCAAGTGATGTTCTTATTGAATTAATGGATAGTTTAGTTGAACGAGGATATAAAATAGCAGTATGTTCAAACTCAATTAGAAAAACAGTTCTAACTGTACTTTCAAAGTTGGGTATTATGGAATTTATGGATTACATTATTTCAAACGAAGATGTTGAAAATAGTAAACCACATCCTGAGATGTATTGGAATGCAATATCAAAGATGAAATGTTTACCAGAGGAAACTTTGATAGTAGAAGATTCACCTTATGGATTACTTGCAGCAGCTCGTTCTAAATCACACATACTTAGAGTTAAGAATACAAAACAAACTAATTTAAAAAACATAAATAACAAATTAAAACAAATAGAAATGGGAGAACAACAATCAACACCAGCATGGAGAGATGAAACATTAAATGTTTTAATTCCAATGGCAGGAGCAGGAAGTAGATTCCAACAAGCAGGATATACTTTTCCAAAACCACTTATTGAAGTAAAAGGAAAACCTATGATTCAAGTGGTGGTAGAAAATCTAAATATCAAAGCAAACTTTATCTATGTAGTACAGAAAGAACATAGAGAAAAATATAACTTAGATACTTTGTTAAATTTAATCACACCAAATTGTAAAATTGTTGAAGTAGATGGTATTACAGAGGGTGCAGCTTGTACTGCACTTCTTGCTAAAGAATATATAGATTCGGAAAATCCTTTATTCTTCGCTAACTCAGACCAGTTCGTAGAATGGGATTCAAATGAGTTCTTATATAAAATGAACGAAACAAATGCAGATGGTGGGATTGTATCATTTAGAGCAACACACCCAAAGTGGAGTTTTGCTAAGATAGATGAACAAGGATTAGTAACTGAAGTTGCTGAAAAGAATCCTATATCAGATATAGCAACAGTTGGATATTATTATTGGAAGAATGGTTCTGATTTTGTAAAGTATGCAGAAGAAATGATTGAAAAGGATATCAGAGTAAATGGAGAATTCTATGTTTGTCCTGTATTTAATCAAGCAATTGAAGATGGAAAACAGATTCGTACCTTTGATATTCCTAAGATGTGGGGATTAGGTACACCAGAAGATTTAAAAGAATATTTAGAAAATTATAAATAAATTTGGTAAATCCAAATAAAATTCGTATATTTGTAGTTACATATGAAGTTAATATCACATAGAGGAAATATAAATGGTAAGATTGAAAAGTTTGAAAACAATCCAAACTATATAGATACTGCTATTGAACAAGGATATGATGTAGAAATAGATTTACGATATCATCAACATGAATTTTGGTTAGGGCATGATGAACCAAATTATGAAGTTACTTTAAAATGGTTAACTGATAGAAAGGATTTTCTATGGATTCATTGTAAAGATTTAATAACAATTGATATGTTAAGAGAATTACAAATTCATAATAAAGTTAATTTACATTATTTCTTTCACGATGAAGATGATTGTACAATAACTTCAAAAGGAGATTTATGGGTTTATCCTGGTAAACAACCAGTTAAGAATAGTATAGCAGTAATGCCTGAATGGCATCGAGATGATGTTAGTTTATGTAAAGGAATCTGTTCAGACAATATAATAAATTTTAAAGAATGAAAATACTAATAACAGGAGTTGCAGGATTACTTGGAAGTAGATTAGCAGATTGGATTATAGAAAACAAACCAGAAGTTGAGGTAATTGGAGTAGATGATTTAAGTGGTGGTTATTTGGAGAATATTAATCCAAAGGTTGAATTATGGCAAATGAATATTACAGAACATCCAATTGAAAACATATTTGAATTTCATCAAATTGATTATGTTTTTCATTTTGCGGCTTATGCTGCTGAAGGATTATCTCCTTTCATTCGTTGTTACAATTATGATAATAACTTAAAGGCAACTGCCAAGATTGTTAATGAGTGTATTAAACACGATGTTAAGAGATTGGTATTTACTTCAACACTTGCTGTATATGGACATGGTGATGGTGGTATATTTAACGAAACCCAAGTACCAAAACCAATAGACCCATATGGAGTTGCAAAGTATGGATGTGAAATGGATATACAAATTGCTGGTGAACAACATGGATTGGATTGGTGTATTATCAGACCACATAATGTTTATGGTGTAAAACAAAACATATGGGATAAGTACAGAAATGTATTAGGTATTTGGATGTTCCAACATTTGAATGGTGAGGATTTAACTATCTTTGGAGATGGTGAACAAACAAGAGCATTTAGTTTTATTGATGATTCATTAGAACCATTATGGAATTCAGCAGTGAGAAAAGAAGCATCAAAAGAAATTATTAACTTGGGTGGTGTTGAAGAAATATCTATAAATGAAGCATCTTCAGTATTATTACAAGTTCTAGGAAAAGGAACAAGAACCTATTTAGAACCTAGACATGAAGTTAAACATTCAATACCTACATTTCAGAAATCAATTGATTTGTTAGGGTTTGAACACAAAACAGATTTAGTAGAAGGGTTAACCCAAATGTGGGAATGGGCGAAAGTACAACCAATGAGAGAAAGATTTGTATGGCCTGAATACGAATTAGATAAAGGAATTTATAGTTTTTGGAAAAATGAGTAAAATAGGATTTACAGCAGGTAACTTTGATTTATTACATCCTGGTTACATTTATACTTTTGAAGAAGCAAAGAAACATTGTGATAAGTTTTTTGTATTTCTACACGCAGACCCATCTGAATATAGAAATAATAAATACAAACCAGTAGTTCCTTTATATGAAAGGTATAAAACTCTAATGGCTATTAAATACATTGATGCAGTTTATACTTACAAAACAGAAGAAGAATTATTAGAGTTAATTAAGTATTGGAAACCTGATGTAAGAATATTGGGTGAAGATTATATTGGGAAATCATTTACAGGAGATGAATTACCTATTGAAGTTATTTACACTACTCGTTCACACGAATGGTCAACAACTAAAATTAAAAATCTAATTACAAAACAAACAATTAAACAAAATCCTGATATACTAAAAGATGAATAGACCAGAACAATCAATTCCATTATTTAAAGTTTATATGAATCCATCAGCAAAAGATGCTGCTTGTGAAGTATTAGATAGTGGTTATATAGGACAAGGACCAAAAGTAGATGAATTTGAAAAACAAATTGGAAATTACTTTGGTAATAAAAAAGTAGTAACAGTAAATGCAGGAACATCAGCATTACATTTAGCATTACATCTTTTGAAGAAACCTAAAGAAGATTGGATGGAAGATGTATTTCAAGGAGTTGCTTGGGTATCCCACAACTGGCCAGGTATTCAAGATGGTGATGAAGTTTTAGCAACTCCTCTAACTTGTACTGCTTCAAATTGGCCAATCGTAGCGAATAACCTTAAAATCAAATGGGTAGATATAGACCCAAAAACTCTTAATATGGATTTGGAAGATTTAGAAAGAAAATTAACTCCAAAAACAAAAGTTATTATGGGAGTTCATTGGGGTGGATATCCATTAGATTTAGAAAAAATAAGAGACATCAGACTTAGATTTAGAAAAGAACATGGGTGGGCTCCTGCTTTGATAGAAGATGGTGCACATTCAATTGGTACAAAATACAAAGGAGAGTATTTAGGTAATCATGGAAACTTCGTAATGAACTCATTACAAGCAATTAAACACATCACATCAGTAGATGGTGGTATATTATATTGTCCACATGAAGAATTATACGAAAGAGCTAAATTACTTAGGTGGTATGGTATTGATAGAAACCCTAAAGGAAGAACTGATTTCAGATGTGAGGCAGATATAGAAGAATGGGGATTTAAATTTCATATGAATGATTTATGTGCAGCAATTGGTATGGAAAACTTTAAATCAGTAGATACCATAATTTCTAAACACAAAGATAATGCACAATATTATGATGATAATCTAAACGATGTAAATGGAGTTACCTTATTGGAAAGAGAAGAAGGATTTGAATCTGCATTTTGGATTTATACAATGTTGGTAGATGATAGACCATCTTTCTATGAGTATATGAAAGAGTGTAACATTACAGTATCTCAAGTACACGAAAGAAATGATAAACATAGTTGTATGGCTGAATTTAAATCAGAACTACCTAACTTGGATAAAACAATTGGTAACATAGTATCTATACCAGTTGGTTGGTGGATTACTAACGAAGAAAGAGAATATATTGTAGATTGTATTAAAAAATGGAAGTAACCTTATTATCATTATTGGAAAGTGATTTACCATTTTTAATTGAAGTTAGAAATGATGAATCAACTCGTTCTCAATTAGGAAATGATTCTTTATTTACATTAGAAGATTGTAAAGAATGGTTTACAAAAGAACAGCCAGAGTGGTTACTTATTATAAACCATAATTTAACTAAAGTTGGATATATGAGAATCGATGGTGATACAATAGGTATTGATATTCATCCTAATTTTCGTAGAAAAGGATATGCAAGATTGGCATATCAAAAATATTTAGAAAATACTGATTATGCTGACCTTTGGGTTTTTGAAGATAATCATGCTAAGAAACTATATGAAGAATTGGGATTTGTAGAAACAGGTGAATACGAAACGTTAAGAGATAGAAAGTATTTGAAAATGATATACGAAAAATGAAAGTAGCATTAATGTTAACAGGACTTGCTAGAAAAGTTCAAGAAGGATATGATGGTTTTTGGAAATATATTATTGATAATAATGATGTGGATTTATATCTTCATGCTTGGGAATCTAAACCAGATGAAGTAACTAATAATGAAGATAGTGATATTGTACATCAAGTTTACCCAAATGCAACTTATGTTAATATTGAGAAACCTTTTAAGTTCACAAAATACAGAGAAGGCATAAAAACACCAAGAGATGATAAATCAAGACCTCTTGCAGATTTTGATGTATTTAGTAATTTTAGAAGTTTTCCTATGTATTATTCTTGGCAATCTACTTATGAAAATATCAAATCTTCAAACATTGATTACGATTGTATTATAAGAAGTAGATACGATATTGGTGGAGATAATTTAAATATATCTGAGTTTGATTTAAATAAAATATACACATCAAATCATCATTGGAAAAACAGTCATGTTCACGATGATAATTTTTACATATCAAATCAAAGTAATTCTGATAAAGTATTTACTAATATATTTGAAAATATAGTTGGGTTCAATAGAGATAAAGGTATGATGGATAGTGCAGAAGAAAATCTCACTAAGTACTTAGAAAGAATAGGATTAATAAATATCTCAGAAAAATCAGATAAAATAAAATTTGATTTATTAAGAGATAATAAAGTTTGGTGGCCAAAAGATATAAAATGAAAATAGGAATTAACTTAGTAGGAGTATCTTATAACAATGCAATAACTGGTGGACGTTTACGAAACTATGAAGATGCAATTGAAAACTTCTTCAAGTATATTATAGAACCATTTAGAGAAAATGGAAATGATGTTCAATTTTATTTGTATAGTTATGAAAACGAAAAACAAGATAAGATAGTAGATGATTACACTCCTTGTATCAAATCACAATTTGTAAAACCAGATTATAATAAATTAGGTGGTGGAACACAAGTTTCTGAAGGATACAAAGTTATGTCAGTTAGTTATCTAAATAGTTTAGAACAACTAAAGAATCAAGATTTAGATTTAGTTATATCAACTAGATATGATATTAAGTTTCTTAAAAATCCATTTGAAGAATATAATTTTGATTTTGATAAAATGAATTTCTTATGGAGAGAACCAGAACTTAAACACTTACCAATAGTTAATGATACATTCTTGGTATTTCCATATAAAATGTTAGATAATGTTATTGATTCTATAATTGAAATGGAAGAAAACCCACCACATGGTAAAAATATAGCTATGCATAATTGGTATTTACCAATGGTAAATCAAGTTGGAGAAGATAAAGTACAATGGGTTGATGATGAATTCAGAACTGCAATACAAAATGAGTTATACATATTAACAAGAAAGGCATAATATATGAGTAAATTAATAAGTGGTTATTGGTGGGCATGGAAAGAGATAGAAGCAGGAAAGAAATCTATGCAAACTCTAAGAAAGTATTATCCTGATGCTGATTTGTTTATCAATGTAGATTATGAAGGTGATGTAGATGGATATACCAAAGTAGGTAAAGAACTAAATGCAACAGTTACTCGTAATAATTTTCAGTTAGGATATTGTGGAAACTTTGGTGATAGAGATATAGGATATGATTATTGGTCAAAAGAAAAAGCAGTAGAATGGTTAAGAGGAGTATATGATGCTTGTACTAAAACTGATTCAAAGTATATGATGTTGTTTGAAGAAGATGATTTTGTATTAAAGAACATCTCAATCTTAGATACAGATTTTTCAATAGCAATTCATCCAACTGCACCATCACCAGTTAGAATGAGACCAAATATGATACCAAAACAATTTTTAGATTATTCTAAAGAGATTGGTGGTATTGGAGATTGTCCTGGTTATGCAAGTGGTGGAGGAACTATTTTTAATAGAGAACATTATATGGATAGTTACGAAAGAATATTAGATAAGTTTACAGATGTATATGATGAGTTCTGTAAAATAAATAAAATATTTGGTTGGGAAGATTTTTTATTCCAATACATTTTTATGTTAGGTGGATATGAAGTTACACAAAATCATGATTTATGTGAACTATGGGAAGTACCAAACTTTGAGGGATTTGAAATATTAACTGGTTGTAAAGACCCAAACTTAATTACACTATAATGGATGATGATACTTACACAATACTAGGTTGTATTACAAAATATAAGGCAGATGATATAAGACCTTATGTAGAATCAATTGAACAGACAGGTTTTAAAGGTAGAAAAGTAATGTTGGTATATGATGTACCACAAGAAACTATTGATTATCTTAAATCAAAAGGATGGGATTTGTTTGGAGGAGAACTTCAACAACATATAATCTTACAGAGGTTTAGAGATTTATATAAACTATTAGGTTCAGAAATAAAAGGTACAGTTATTTGGACTGATGTTAAGGATGTGATATTTCAAAAAGACCCAACTGATTGGATTGAACATAATATGGAAGATGATATATTATCATTCTCAGAATGTATCACATTTAAAAATGACCCTTGGGCGTGTGTAAATGCAGGAACTTCTTTTCCTATGGAGTGGGAATGGTTACAAAATAAAACATCTTATTGTGCAGGAACTATCGTTGGTGATGCTTGTTATCTTAGAGATTTATTCATTGATATTTACAGATGGAGTATGACAAGTTCAAATCCAGACCAACTTTCAGACCAAGCAGCTTATAATGTATTAATTAATTTACATCACATTAGTGATTGTGTTCAAACAGTAAAACAAGAAGAAGGATTTGTTACCCAATTAGGAACTGTGTTGGTAAAGAAAGATGAGTTTAAAGATGTTCTATTAGAACCAACACCAATCGTAGATGAAAACTATATAGTAAAGAATCAAAAAGGAGAACCATTCTGTTTAGTACATCAGTACGATAGAATACCAGCATTTAAAGAATTTATTTATAACAAATACAAATAATGAAAGTAGTAATATCAATTTTCTGTTTACCATATGAAATAGATGATTTAGAAAATACACTAAATCAACTAAAAAAGGCATCTCATTATATAGATAAAAAAATAGATTGGTATTTAGATGTAACTATGTGTTTGGCAGATGATATGGTAAATTGGAATAAATCATCTTTACCAAAGAAGTTTTTTGAAGATAAATTATTAAAATTATTATCAACAACAGATTGGTGTACAAAGAATATTCAAACTTCAACAGAAATAAAAGGATGTGTATCTCAGAGAAGATATTCTTTAGAAAAACATAGAGAAGCAGATTACTTTATTTGGTTGGATTGTGATATTATATTTGATGAAAGAACGTTGTTCTATATCGAACAAGGTATGAAAGGTACAAATAAAGATTATTTAAACTCTGTAATTACACCAGAAATAGTTAGAGTTTGGGATAATACTTGGGATTGTATTGTAAATGAACAATTCTTAGATAAACCACTTGAATATCAAAAAACAAATGACCCTTATAAAGATAGTGGTATCAAAGGAGATATTAGTATTGTACCTGTAAATAATTCAAACTCCCCTCAATCAAGATTTAAATTTGCAGGAGGATGGTTCACTTGTATAAGTGGAAAACTTCTAAATAGAATTGGAATACCAGATTCATTTGCTCACTATGGTTATGAAGATACCTTTTTAATGGTGGGTAGTGAAAAACTCGTTAGAGAACAAAATGAAGAAATTCATCAATTCAAAATAAAAAACCTAGTAGTTTGTGAAAACTACAAATATAGAGGACATTATCATTACCTAAATTCTCTCTCAGTTTACGATAGAAGAGAGGAATTTAAAAAAATATCCCACGATAATTTTCTACCAGAATTAAAAAAAATTCAATAAACCTACCCTTTAGTATCTAATACTTATATTTATTCTTGTAAGAAATTACTTACATAAAACAAGTTATACCCAACAATCCCCATAAAAGGGCAGTTCTACACAATTAGTTTATATTAACCGTTTTTTTAATTAGTTACAGTAATCTATTAATAATATAGGAGATTACTTTGAAGTACGCTACATTAAATGTATTTAAAATATTCATTTTGTGTATCTTTGTTTTATTACCGACTGGTTCAAACGAGATTCACACAAGTGATGATAGCCTCATTAAAGTCGGTGAAGTGACCAACGAAATCCGAATGGGACAGTTTGCAGGTAACCGAAACCTAGCAGTTGGTGTCAAGAATATCCTCGAAGAATTATTAATGGATTTAGATTATGATTTATCAGACCAAGCATCTACGCAAATAAATGTAAGATTGGTCTTTTTTGATATAAAAAATATTGGAACATCAGTTGCGGTGTTTC